CCAGTATACCTCTAAATCGAAAGATGAAGAGATATTGGCAAAGCAAGTATGAGCGTATTGTTCGCAATTGCGGGCCAGATGAGGCCGTAGCGAAGTTCAAGAACCTTAGGGTTCAGGTTCTGAGCTATTTGTCGAAATCAGACCGCAAAGCCAACCTAGATAATTTCCTAAGCTCGACAGGCTTTAGGAAGAATGGGTATCTTCGTATGCTCTTCGAGTATGCGGAAACTCAACCTCATGCTGTACTTAGCTTTCTCAAGCTGTATACTGCACAAGCAAAATCGTCTATGACGAAAGATGCTGCTGCATATGCATGCAAGAGACGCCTAGAATCGGTGAGTGTGAACGAAGCTGTCCCTCGTTTTCTAACGGACTGGCTGACTACTTTATGCAGTTGGCCCCGTAAGTCATACGAGAAGGCTTCAAAGGATGTCAATGATTCATTCCACTCTCTAGCTGCTCGTCATTCCTACAAAGAATGGGAACAATACTGGAAGAAGTGGTATGGAATCATTGCTAGAGGATGGCACTCAAGTTCGTCACTTGAGTATAAACTAGTTTTTCCCGAGATCTACAAAGATTATGCCCCTGATGATGGGGATTCCGGCTCTTATCACCGGGATTTCGCGTCACTAGTGTGTATGCATATGACAGATGAGCCTTGCTTGTCACAAGAGCAACTCGATTTTGTAGATTCTTTCCTGAATGAGGATGTTGGGGATGCATTAAATGCAGTCCTTTGGGGAGACGAACCGTCGAACCAAGAGCTCTCTGGTTTATTCCAGGAGTCCTCACTGATCGATGGCCAATTCGTTGGTCACGTACAGCACATCCATAAAAAGGGTGGCGGTACTGAGCTAAGAGATATAGCCGTACCGAACAGATTCATTCAGGCAGCTCTAGTGCCAGGAGCTGACAGGCTCTATAACCTTGTCAGACACCTGCCTCAAGACGCAACTTTTGCGCAAGACAAGTTCGATACCAAGATACAGAATAGAGTTAACAACTCCAATCTATATCAAGGGTCTGTTGACCTTAGTAAGGCAACAGATAATCTTCCTTTTCTTTGGGGAGACAAAATCGTACTACACCTCCAGGAACACTTCGGTATTCCTAAAGAGAGCCTTCTTTTGCACTCCATTTACGGAGGAATCTTGAAGGAGGAGGTAGCAAAGAAAGAATGGTCTTTCTTAAAGAGCTTCTCACTCTTCGAGACCGTTGCTAGAGCAAATTGGGAAGATGAAGGTTTCCTTCTTAGGTGGAAAGTTGGTCAACCGCTAGGAT